CTGTTGTCGTTAAATCTACTTTTTTATTTATAAAACTATTAGCCATTAATTTAAAAAGAAGTTAAATGCTTCTACCTCATCTTTTAAGTCTTGTTGATACGTTGTATTAAGTTTTTCTACAATTGCATCTAAATCTCTAGTCTGTGCTTCTGCCACTGTATAATCATATTCTTGTGCAGGTCTAGTAATAACTTGTGCTATCTTTGCCATTATCTACGTCCGTCTGGTTGTATATCTAATCTAAAAGTTCCTAGTTTCCAACTTTGAGCTGTTGATGTATTTTGTACTTTTAATGCGATAGCTCTTGCTCTTGCACGTGTATCTACTTTTTGCGTTGATGATGTAATATCAAATGGACCAAGAGATGAACTTGCAGCTGTATCATTTGGAAAATTTCTTAATTGCAATGTAATTCTAGTAGTTCCTGTTTGAGATATAAAGTCAGGTATAAATCTTCTTATTTTCATTATAAACTCACCATCTCCTCTAAATGTAGCCATACCTGTAGATTGACCTAATTGAGATCTTGATTGTGTAATATCAAAATCTCCAGAAGTTATGTTAGCAGCAATTGCTGATATCGTTCCATTTCTATTTTGATCAGTCCCTGTTTCATGTTCATAGTAACTTGTTCTACCATCTGTGTTTCCTATAACATCAAAAGACGTATCAGTGTCTGCATCATATTCAGTTGCATGTGGTTTACCAAACACAGCAGAATCTCTCCACATTGTTCTAGCCAAAGTACCAACCGTCCACACAGGTCTTTGAGGCGAAGAATCAAAATAATTATACGCCACCATTTTGTTTACAACAGATGATGAAGAACTTGGATAGAACCAAATTACTTCACCAAACAAATTATTTAAACCTGCAGATATCATTTGATTACCAGAATCAATATTTATATCATCGTAAACATGATCTTCTACTAAACATGGTAAAGATTCTAATTTACCAGCATATCTAAAAAAACCATTTTCTGACATCCAATATGCAGCGCCATCAACTTCTACACATGCATTCTGTCCTGTTAATCCACAGTTAGTTCCAACTTGTGCGAATGCAAACGTAAATGGTTGACCAACAAAACGTTGTGTGAATAATGCTGTGTCAGTCCAAATATAAATTGCGTCACGACCTCTAATAGCTCCTCTAATCTGTGATCCGTCAGCTAGTCTTTGTGTACCAGCTGTATTAGTTGCTGTAGGTGTATAGGTATTAATATCCTCCTGATCAGAGAATCTGATAAACATGTCATCCTGTGTAGATGTGTCTCCGATAGTTGTCTCTGTTCCAAAGAATACCAAGTGTCTATCTGGTGTTGATACAATCATGTGTCTTGATGCAGTTGGTGCACCAGATATAATTGTTGCTCTTGTATCTGTAGCAGTTGTTAAACTTGAATCCCATTCAAAACATGCACCATCGTGAATTAAACAAATTGCTTTATCGCCAAAGTTATCTAAAGACCACATTCCTGGCTCTAATACCAAGTCACCAGATGCTGCTTCACCCCATGCAACATAATCCGATGAGTTGGTTACCGTTGCACCACTAGAGTGTCCAGACCTTGTAGAGTTTCTAACTGCTCTGGTTATACCAGTTAAATTATTACCAGAAACACCTGTGTAAGATATTTCTTCGTTACCTACTTGAATAAAATTTGTACCTGAATCAGGAAAGTTAGTTGTGCTTGTTAATGTAATAGAAGTCCCCGACCCTCCTGTACCATTAGCATCATCTAACAAAGCTCCATTCAAAGTTGTTGTAATAGCACTATTGTCTTCACCTCCCCAAGATCCTAATCCCCATCCAAAACCTTTTGCTTGAACAGCTGGACCAACAGTATAATATTTTTGAACTCTAATTCCTCCAGATGTGGTTGCACCTGATCCTGTTTCATTAGAAGGCATTGTGATTGTAAGAGTAGTATTTGTTGGTGCTGTAGCAACCATAAATTTTTTATCATCAAAATCAGACGCACTATAATTAGAATTAGTTATTGCGGTAAAATTATCTAAAAGAATAATATCTCCAGGAGCCATACTGTGTGCTCCAGAAAAAGTTATAGTTACAGTAGGTGATCCGTTAGTTGTGCTGAACGCATTTGTAAGCGTTGTTGTAGATTGAATGGGGTGTATATCATAAAATACACCTCCAGAATAAGCATATAATATTCTGTTAGTCCCTATAATAGCATATCTTCTACCTAGACTATTAATAAAATGATGAAGACCTCTTCCAGCTCCTGTTAATTCATTCTCGTTTTGAGTCCCTAATTGATTCCAACCACCTATTTTTTCAGGTGTACCATATCTAAACCTAACATTATCACAATCTACCCACTGACCTTCGGCTCCTGTGGGTGTTATTTGTTTATTAATACCTGGTTGAAATCCTATCTTTTGTAGCATATAGTAGTCTATATAATAAATTTTTACAGAATGAAAGTAACATAATTATGGACCATTTAGAAGCAATTGTTGAAATTAAAAACATAATTAACCCTGAATTTATTAAAAAAATAATACCTTTAATAAAATTAAAATCTAAAACCCATCTCAAAGTTAATTCCGGGATAAATAAAGATATTAGAAATGTAAAAGGATATCATATAACTCTTAACACTCCTACAAACGTCTTTTACTGGAATTATATAAAACAAGAGATAGAAAGATTGTATAGTTATTATAAAATAAAATTTCCTAAAATGGCGAGTTATAAAATAAATCAAATAGATTTATTAAAATATTCTGCAGGTGGTAAATACGAAATACACACTGATCATTACACAAATAGTCCTAGACATTTAAGTATTATTATGAATTTAAATAATAACTATAAGGGCGGTGATTTAATATTTACAGATCAAAAAGAAAAAGAGGTGAAAAGATTAAAATTAGATAAAGGTTCAATTGTTTTTTTTCCAAGTAATTTTTTATATCCACATAGTATTGAACCAATTACGAAAGGAACTAGGTATAGTATAGTCTCATGGCTGCAGTAAATTATAAGTTAATAAAAAATTTTTTTAGTAAGGATGAATTAAAAGTTTATCAAAAATATTGTTATAATGAGATAGATAAAAATCAAAACTGTAAGATTGATACTCAATCATTTTCCCCTGCTTGGTATAATGATTCTTTAATGAATGCTTTATTAAATACAAAACTGTCTATTGTTGAAAAAGAATCTAATTTAAAATTATATCCAACTTATGCTTATTGGAGATATTATGTATTTGGTGGAACATTAAAAAAACATGTAGATAGACCAGCATGTGAAATAAGTATAACTAGTTGTATAAAAAAATATGATAACTGGCCCCTTGTAATAGAAGGAACATCTTTTGAATTGGAAGAAGGTGATGCACTTTTATATGCAGGTTGTGATCAAAAACATGGAAGACCTGGAGTATATAAAGGAGAAGGTATGGCTCAAGTTTTTTTACATTACGTAAATCAAAACGGACCTAATAAACAACATGCATATGATGCTATTGATAATTCGAAACAATGATAACTCTAATAAATAAAAATAATAAATTAAACGAAACTAGAAATACTTTAAACATTACTTATCCTAGAAATATAAATATAATATTTGGCCATTATTCTTATCCTGAAAAAATTCACAGTTTTATTTTAGATATAAAAAACAATGTAAATTCAGAAATGAAAAACTACACTAATGTAAAGGGAGGGATGACTGATTGGAATTATTTTTTAGATAAACCTGAGTTTAATGAATTTATGGCTTATGTGATAAATAAACATCAAACAACCCATTCAAATTTATTTGAATATTTTTTTGAAAAAAACATGGTTATTAATTCTTGGGGAAATGAAATAAAACCTGGAGATAGTTTAAACTATCACAATCATTCTTGTTTTCATGGTATATTATATTTAACAAAAGGATGCGATTTAATATTACCTGAACTCAATTTAAAAATAACTCCAGAACCAGGAGATTATTATATCTTTCCTCCTGAAATAGAACATGGTTTTGATACTTATGAAGGAGAAAAAAATAGATATAGTTTAATATTTAACATAATGCAAAATAATAATTCATTTGAATTTTACAAAAAAATAAAAAAATTATAATAGGAGGTATAAATTAAGATGAAAGAAAAAACTGTAAATATAAATAATTTTATTGGAGTCTACGATAATTACATTACTAAAGAAGAATGTGATAAAGCTATAAATATTTTTGAAACTCAAAATAAATTTAATCAAACTGTAAATAGAATAGGATCTGAAAAAGTATCTGTTTTAAAAAAACAAGATCAACAATATTTTGCAAGTGGTTATAACATAGATGTTTGGTGGGAAAATCTAAAACCTATGATATTTAATTATGACATGACTTGGAGGCATTATCTTGAAAACACTGGTGCTGCAACTGCTTATGGTATGGAATCGGATGATTTTAAATATACAAATTTAAAAATACAAAAAACTTTACCAACAGAAGGTTATCATCTTTGGCATGTGGAACACGATAAAAAATTTGAAGATTCCAAAAGAGCTTTTGTTTTTTCTATATATTTAAATGATGTAAAAGAAGGTGGAGAAACAGAGTTTTTAAATTTTTCAAAAAGAGTAAAACCTAAAACTGGGAGAGTAGTTATTTGGCCAGCAGGATTTCCTTATGTTCATAGAGGTAATCCACCTTTATCAGGTGAGAAATATATTATAACTTCTTGGATGTTATTAGGATGAGTATGATGTAGGTCTTGGACCTTTTTCAGACTCGTCTCTTTCGTCTGCATCCCAATCAGCTTGTAACTTAGCTAAGTGAGCTGAATCCCATCTAGTAATAAAATCTTGAAAATCACCTAAGTTAGCGTCTTCCCAAGTAGAGTGTGGAGTTTCGTCTCTGTATTCTACTGTATCATTAGGATTTGCTGTTCCATATTGAATAGCCCATATGTTAGACCATTTAGCTAATCCCCAAAAATCATTATCTGAAATTACGTATGAAGTGCCATAACCATTTTCATTTATTACACCATGGTTAATAACCATCTTATCTTCTATTACTACTGTCCATGTTGCGTTTGTTGCCATAATTTCTCCTACGTTTTTATAATATAAAGTAATGTTAAATACGGTTGAACAACCGAAGTTGAATCACCACTAAATGTTGCACTCATGTTGTGAGAGTGACCGCCACCTGAACCGACACTACCAGTATTACCAGGTCCTCCACCAGCCATTTGAGGCGGATTTGATGCACCAGCGTTACTTACACTACCAGGGTTTCCTCTACCTTGAGGGTGAGAGTGAGATGCAAGTTGTGGTGTAGATAAAGTTGCATTAGCTGTTGAACCTCCAACGTTTCCTGCAGAAGCCACTGTGTTTGCTCCACCAGTTGATGCTAAAGCTTTAGTTCCAGATTTACCCATAGGGACGTTATCAGCTAAATTTGGTACATTAAAAGTTGAAGAACCATCTCCAGCTCCGTAAGTTGTACCTATGACTCCAAATAAATCAGAATAAGTTGATCTTGAAACTGCTGCTCCATCACACTCTAAGAAACCTGTTGGCACTGAAGAGGTAGTCCATGGTAAAATAGTACCAGTAGCAGTTCCTTCGATACCTGTAAGGTTTGATCCTGTAAAGTCGTATTTTGTTGCTTCGTAATTTGACATATTATTTCTCCGTGTAAGTCCATCCTACGTTTGAACCAGAATAAACTAATCCAAAAGCTGCACCTTCAGTATTAACTACTAAGTCCGAGGACGCATTTGCTATCTTAGAACTATTTCTTCCAACAGTCAACGCGTTAGTGTCAAACGTATATCTTGAATCTACAAAATGTACTTCATCACCAATTGCAGGTGATGCAGGTAATGTAATTGTTACAGCTCCACCATTTGTTTCTACAAATAATTTTGCACCTGCTTGAACAGTTTCAGCTGCTGAAACAGTTCTCCATTTTCTGTATTCATTTGCTTTAACAACATTTGTTCCATCAGCATAAAGAACATAACAATTTCCTTCACATAAAAGTACACCTGAACCAGACACAGTTTTAAAAGTTAAAGTGTAACCTGCATGATCAGTTCCATCTATTACATTGTAAACTTTTTCTATACTGTTAGGGACGGTTACTGTTCTGTTAGCCGCTAAAGTTCCAGTTAATTTTATTGTAGCATTTCTAGCATTAGAGATTGTTCCATCAGTCATCGCAAGTGCAACATCAGACGATGCTACAGCAATTGCTTCATATCCTGCGATTGCTTGTTGTACTAGATTTAAATTTGTATTTGTTTTTGTTCCCCATGTACCAGCGTTTTCACCGGTAGCCATTAGTTCTATCTTTAAATCAGATGAATAACTTGATGCCATATTTTTTTCTCCTATGCAGCGTCACTATAACTTGTATTTGATCCAGTTGCAACATTTGTATACGATGAATTTGAACCAGTGTCAACGTTAGAATATCCTTGAATTCCAAAGCCAGTTGCAGTTCCAAATTCAGCGACAGATACAGTTATTGATTGACTAGATAAACCAACTACGTCAGCAGGTGCTATTGATCCTACATTAAATGTTGCAGAAACTCCTGTTAGACCCATGACATCAGCAGGTGTTATAGATCCTACTGATGATGTTATTGAAAAACCTGTTGGAATTATAATTGGACTTGAATTAATTTCAATACTACCAACT